CTTTTGACTATGGGCGTATTAATAGTACGACATTTGAAGTAAATGAAAACAATTAATTTGCAAAATAATTAGAAGGAGAAACCCTAATGGCATTTCAAGTATCACCAGGTGTTCTCGTACAGGAAAAAGACTTAACTAGAATTATTCCTGCCGTTTCTACATCAATCGGAGCCTTTGCTGGAACATTCACGCAAGGTCCTTTAGAAGAAGTGGTAAGTATTTCTAGCGAGCAAGAACTTGTATCAACTTTTGGCAAACCAAATTCGTCTAACTTTGAAGACTTTTTTAGTGCTGCTAACTTTTTACAATATTCTAATAGCTTGAGAGTAGTCCGTGTACAGAATTCATCTGTATCAAACGCAACCGAAAGTGGTTCAGCGTTTATAATTAAGAATACTACTGACTATACAAATAACTATGCTGACGGTTCCGCTTCTGTTGGAATGTGGGCTGCTAGAACAGCTGGCGCATTTGGAAATTCTTTACAGATTTCACAATGTCCATCTGCTACTGCTTACGAAGAAGTAAACAAAACTACCGTTGCTGACGCCGCTATGGCTGTCGGTGATACAGTAGTTACCGTGACTTCAGGAACAGGAATAGAAATCGGCGATATAGTAAATTTTGGTGGTGAGTACGAGTACAGAGTAGTAGGCAAATCAACTAACGATTTATCAATTGTTAGAAAAGAAGAGCCGCAATACTACGGAACTTCCGAGTCTTCAGGTTTACACGAAGCACCAACTAATGGCGCTCAAGTAAGAAGAAGATGGAGATATTACGAACTATTTGATAAAGCACCAGGAACATCACCATATGCTACAAGCAGAGGTGGTTCAGGTGACGAATTACACATAGTAGTAATAGACGAAGATGGAGAAATTACAGGAATCAAAGGCGAAATTTTAGAAAAATTTGAAGCAGTTTCAAAAGCTTCAGACGCTAAAACAAGTCAAGGTTCTGTGAATTACTACATTGACGTAATTTATAAATCATCTAACTACATCTACTGGATGGACCATAACGCTTCTGGTTCTAACTGGGGTAGTGCAACATCAGGAACAACTTTCACAGACGTGACTTCTATTTCTAATGTATCATTACAATCTGGTTCAGACGGAACTACATCAACTACTGGCCAAAAGAAAACAGCTTACGAAATGTTTTCAGATGGCGAAACAGTTGACATTGGTTTAATCATAGCAGGTTCAGGTGACGCAGTACACATTGATAACTTAATCACGATTGCAGAAAACAGAAAAGACGCTGTTGTATTCTGTTCTCCTGAAAGAGCTGATGTTGTTGGCGTTGCTAATGCAAACACACAAAAAAGTAATGTTGTATCATTCTTTAATGGTATTAACTCATCTTCATATGTTGTGTTTGATAGTGGTTACAAATATATGTATGACAGATATTCTGATGTATATAGATATGTACCATTGAACGGAGACACAGCAGGTTTAGCCGCAAGAACTGACCTTATTGCAGACGCTTGGTTTTCACCAGCAGGCTTCAATAGAGGTATTGTTAGAGGCGCAGTTAAACTAGCTTTCAATCCAACTAAAACTCAAAGAGACGAACTATACAGAGCAAGAGTTAATCCTATTGCAACGTTCCCTGGACAAGGTACGGTTCTTTTCGGAGATAAAACTGGATTATCCGCTCCAAGTGCTTTTGATAGAATCAACGTAAGAAGATTGTTTATCACTTTAGAGAAGGCGATTGCGACTGCTTCTAAATTCCAACTTTTTGAATTCAATGATGAATTTACAAGAGCGAACTTTAGAAACATTGTAGAACCTTTTTTAAGAGAAGTACAAGGTAGAAGAGGTATCACAGACTTTTTAGTAGTATGTGATGAAACTAATAACACAGGTGAAGTAGTTGATAGAAATGAATTTATAGCAGAGATTTTTGTAAAACCTGCTAGAAGCATTAACTTCATTACTTTACAATTCATAGCAACAAGAACCGGCGTTTCGTTTGACGAAGTAGCAGGTTAGTAGAGGAGAAATAAAAAATGGCAAACATTAATGACTTCAAAGCTAAACTTGCAGGCGGCGGCGCAAGAGCCAATCAGTTTAAGGTAACAATGCCTTTTCCTGGTTACGCACAAGTTGGTGGAGAAATAGAAGACCTAGCATTCTTATGTCGTTCAACAACATTACCAGGTATGACTGTACCTAGTTTTAATGTTCCTTTCAGAGGAAGAGCAATTAAGATAGCTGGAGATAGAACAATTGAAGATTGGTCTGTGACTGCTTATAACGATACAGATTTCAAATTAAGAAACGCATTTGAAAGATGGTCAAACGGTATTAACAATATGACAGATAGTGAAGGCTTGACAAATCCAGCGGATTATCAAGTTGACGCATTTGTTGACCAATTAGATAGAAACGGTGCAACTATTAAGTCATACACTTTAAGAGGTGTATTTCCTACTACGATTGCTCCGATTGAGTTGAGTTATGATGAAGCTACAGCGATTGAAGAATTTGCTGTGACTTTGGCGTACCAATACTTTGAAACAAACACTACTACGTAATACTAGTATATTAGGAGGGCGGACTAAAAATCGCCCTCTTAAAACTATTATAAATATGGTAGTATAAACAAAGGAATAATATTATGGCAGATTTATTTGGATTTTCTATCACAAGGCAAAAGAAGCCACAGGATCCAAAACAAAGCTTTACAACACCACAAGCGGATGACGGAACTCAAACCGTAGCAGCTGGTGGTTATTTTGGTCAGTACCTGGATATGGACGGTACTGCTAAAAATGAGCAGGATTTAATTAGAAGATATAGAGAAATTGCATTACACCCCGAATGTGATATGGCAATTGAAGACATTATCAATGAAGCTATTGTTGCTAATGAACTTAAAGACGCAGTTAAATTGGATTTAAGTGAAGTTAAATACGGGAATGAAATCAAGAAAAAAAATAGATACGGAATTTCACGAAGTTTTAAGGTTGATGAACTTTAATACTAGAGGTCACGACATCTTTAGAAGATGGTATGTTGATGGTAGAGTTTACTATCACAAAGTAATTGATAGAGACGCTCCTATTAAAGGTATTACAGAGTTAAGATATATTGACCCACGAAAGATTAAAAAGATTAGAGAGATTAGGAAGAAACGTCCAGACGGTCCCACACCTTACGGATTGACTGTTGTTGATGAGTTTGAAGAATACTACATCTACAATGAAAAGGGTGTTTCTAACACTACTTCAGGTGGTATAAAAATTGCAAATGACACAATCGCATTTTGTCCGTCAGGAATAATTGACCAAAACAAAAACTTGGTATTATCTTATTTACATAAGGCAATCAAACCTACTAATCAATTAAGAATGATTGAAGACGCTTCTGTTATTTACAGAATCGCAAGAGCACCTGAAAGAAGAATATTTAAGATTGATGTAGGTAATTTACCTAAAGCAAAAGCTGAACAATATCTACGTGATGTTATGGCAAGATACAGAAATAAACTTGTTTATGACGCACAAACAGGTGAAATCAGAGACGACAGAAACTATATGTCAATGTTGGAAGATTTCTGGTTGCCGAGTAGAGAAGGTGGTAGAGGTACACAGATTGATACTTTACCAGGTGGGCAGAATTTAGGTGAAACTGCTGACATAGAATATTTTAGAGCGAAACTATATCGTTCTTTAAATGTACCTGTAAGTAGATTAGAGTCTTCTTCAGGATTTAATATGGGTCGTTCAACTGAAATTACAAGAGACGAACTAAAGTTTACAAAATTTGTACAAAGATTAAGAAAGAAATTTACTGAACTCTTTAACGATATTTTAAGAACTCAATTAGTTTTAAAAGGTGTAATTGCTGAACAAGAATGGATGGATTTACGAGATAACATCCAATACAACTTCTTACAAGATGGTCATTTTGCAGAATTAAAAGAGTCAGAAATGTTAATGGAAAGATTGAGAGTTGCCGATTCTATGAGAGATTATGTTGGTAAATATTTCTCTGTAGAGTATGTTAGAAAAAATGTACTACGACAAACAGATAGAGAAATTGATAAGATAGATAAACAAATCAAGAAAGAAATTG